AAAGAAAAAACCTCATTAAACCTAAATATAGCTAAATATAATAATAAAGGATTATCATCTAGAATTATAAATAAACAAGTATGAAAGGAATGTACGCTCACATAAACTTTCCGTCTCAAGCGGTTAGTGATGCTGAAAAAATAAGTATTGATTATGGATTAAAAGTTGCTCAAGCAATAAGATATGAGTGGTTTAATGGTCATAATTCAAAATTCGAACACACTTTAAATAGTTTTCATAATTTAAGACTTTACGCTAGAGGCGAACAGTCTATTCAAAAGTATAAAAATGAATTATCAATAAATGGTGATTTATCTTACCTTAATTTAGATTGGAAACCAGTTCCAATTATTCCAAAGTTTGTAGATATTGTAGTTAACGGTATGGCTCAAAGATCTTATGAAATAAATTGCTTTTCACAAGATGAATACGGTGTTAGTAAACGTACTGAATATATGGAGTCTATATTGAGAGATATGCGTAGTAGAGAGTTTAATGATATGGTAGCTGAACAATTTAATATGGATATTTATGAAAATCCAGTTGAAATGCTACCTGATACAGAAGAAGAACTTTCACTTCATATGCAACTCAATTACAAACAAGCTGTTGAACTAGCCGAAGAACAAGCTATAAATGTTTTAATGGAAAATAGTGATTATGATTTAATTAGAAGAAGATGTTTATATGACTTAACTGTTCTAGGTATATCAGCCACTAAAACTACTTTTGATTATAGTGAAGGTGCTAAAGTCAAATATGTTGATCCTGCAAACTTAGTATATTCTCATACTGATTCTCCATATTTTGACGACTTATACTATGTTGGTGAAGTAAAAGAATTACCAATAAACGAATTAGTAAAAGAGTTTCCAAACCTATCTGAATCAGAAATAAAAGAAATAACTGACAAGGGACAAGATCCTCTTAGAAGATCTGCTCATAGAGATAGAAATAAAGTCCATGTATTATATTTTAATTACAAATCTCATGTTAATGATGTTTACAAGCTAAAGAAAACATCTGCTGGCGGTGAAAAGATTATTCAAAAAGATGATCAATTTAACCCACCTGAAGATTTAGAAGGTGATTTTAGTAAACTAGAGAGAGTTGTTGAAGCTTTATTTGAAGGCGTTTATGTTTTAGGTGCTAATAAATTATTAAGATGGAGAATGGTTCCTAATATGATGAGATCAGATTCTGATTTTAGTAAAGTTAAAATGAGTTATCAAATAGTAGCTCCAAGAGTTTATGAGGGTAGAATAGAATCACTAGTAGGTAGAATAACTGGCTTCGCAGATATGATACAGTTAACTCATTTAAAACTACAACAAGTAATGTCTAGAATGGTACCTGATGGTGTTTATTTAGATGCGGATGGTTTAGCTGAAATAGATCTTGGCAATGGAACAAACTATAATCCACAAGAAGCTTTAAACATGTTCTTCCAAACTGGTAGTGTTATAGGTAGAAGCTTTACATCAGATGGAGATCCAAATCCTGGTAAAGTGCCAATACAGCAAATAAACAACGGAGTTAATGGTGGTAAGTTGCAAGCTTTAATACAGACGTATAATTATTATATGCAAATGATAAGAGATGTAACCGGACTTAATGAAGCTAGAGATGGTAGCACACCGGATAAAAATGCTTTGGTTGGCGTGCAAAAGTTAGCTGCTGCAAACTCTAATACAGCTACTAGACATATATTACAGTCGATGTTATATTTAACAGCGGAGTCAGCTGAGTGTTTATCACTTAGAATATCTGATATAATAGAGTACTCTCCAACAAGAGATGCTTTTATAAGAGCTATTGGTGCTCACAATGTTGCTACGTTATCTGAGATGAACGAGTTACATTTATATGACTTTGGTATATTTATAGAGTTACTTCCAGATGAAGAAGAAAAAGCTATATTAGAAAATAACATACAAATGGCTTTAGCTCAAAAACTTATAGATTTAGATGATGCTATCGATATAAGAGACACTAGAAATGTAAAGTTGGGTAATCAACTTTTAAAAGTAAAAAGAAAAAAGAAACTAGAGCGTGATCAAATAATACAACAGCAAAACATACAGGCTCAATCGCAAGCTAATACGGCTGCAGCACAAGAAGCGGCTAAGATAAAAATGGAACAAGATAACGCTGCGTATGAAAATCAAGTTGGTTTAGAGAAAACAAAAAGTTCTCTTAAAATGAGGTATTTAGAACAAGAAGCTAGAGTTAAGAAAGAGTTAATGATGTTAGAGTTTGAATTAAACACTGATATTAAAAAAGAAGAAAGAGAAACAGCCGCAAGACTAGAATCTGTTAGAGAGGATAGAAAAGATCAAAGAATACACATGCAAGCTGATAGACAATCAGATATGATAGAGCAAAGAAAAGGAGGTGAATCACTTAAGAAATTTGAATCATCAGGTAATGATATACTTACAGGAGGCGCTGATTTAGATAGATTTGGCGTTTAATATTTAATATTTTATAAAATTTTATTATGGCAGAAGAAACAAAAAAAGTCGAAGAGACTAAAAACAAAAAAGAAAACGTCACAAAGGTTAAGATAAAAAAACCAGTTGATGATATTGTAAAGGTGAATATAGACAAACCTATTAACAAAGAAAAGGTTGAAGAAAAACCTGTTGAAGAAGAAGTGGTTGTAGTTAACGCTGAACCAAAAGAAGAAGTTAAAGAAGAAGTTAAAGAAGAGGTTAAAGAAGTAAAAGAAGAAACACCGGTTATACAAGAAGTTACTGAACAAGAAGTAGCTAAAGTAGAACAAGAGGTTGAAGAAGCAATTGTTGAAGCTGAACAAACAGGTAAGCCTTTACCTGAAAAAATAGAAAAGCTAATCAACTTTATGGAAGAAACAGGTGGAGATCTATCTGATTATGTTAATCTAAATAAAGATATATCCAATATGGATGATGCTGATGTTTTAGATGAATACTATAGAACAACTAAATCTCATTTAACACCAGAAGAAAGAAACTTTATATTAGAAGAAAAATTTAGTTATGATGAAGAGGTTGATGAAGCTAAAGATATAAAGAGAAAAAAGATAGCCCTCAAAGAGCAAGTTGCCGAGGCTAGAGCCCACTTAGACAGGCAAAAGTCTAAATACTATGAAGAAATTAAAGCTGGAAGTCGACTTACAAAAGAACAACAGAAAGCTATTAATTTTTTTAATAGATACAATAAAGATCAAGAAAGTCAGAAAAAGTTAAGTGAAAAAAGTCAAAGAACATTTTTAAATAAAACTAAAACGCTTTTCAATGAAAATTTCAAAGGTTTTGATTATCAAGTTGGAGACAAAAAATTTAGGTTTAATGTTAAGGATGTTGATAAAGTAAGGGAAACACAGAGCGATATAAATAATTTCATTAACAAGTTTGCTAATGAAGATAAATCAACTATTGATGATGCTGCTGGTTACCACAAGTCTTTATTTACAGCTATGAATGCCGATACTATTGCTAAGCATTTTTACGAGCAAGGTAAAGCAGATGCTATTAAAGATAAAATTGCTAAAGACAAAAACATTAATCTTGAACCTAGACAAACACACGGCGAAGTTAACGTTGGTGGTATTAAATATAAAGTTTTAGGTGAGTCTTCTTCTGACATAAAAAATAGATCTTTTAAGATTAGAAAACGAAAATAATTAATAATTTAAAAAGAATATATTATGGCAATTACTGCGGGAGGTAGTTTGAATAGTGTACCTGCTCCACAAAAGCAAACACTAGCAACAAACTATCTAGATTTTACGGGCACAACGGATAATACGTGGGCTCAACAATACCTGCCTGACTTAATGGAACAAGAAGCTGAGGTTTTCGGTCCACGAACGATCTCTGGTTTCTTATCTCAAGTTGGTGCAGAAGAGTCTATGACTTCAGATCAAGTTGTTTGGTCAGAACAAGGTAGACTACATTTATCATACAAAGGTAACATTAACTCAACAAATGCTGGTGCTAACACTGGTGCTGGTGGTACAACACCTCAATTCACAGTAGAATCTGATATTGATGAAACTGCTGGATTTACAGTTGCTAATCACGGTATTAGAGTTAACGATACTGTTATAGTTTCTAATTCAGATGGTATTTTCAAATGTTTAGTTACTGTTGTTGCTAATGAAGTTATAGATTTAGCTCCTTATGGTGCTACTACTTTAGCTGCTAATACAACTAGTAAAGGAACAACTGTTTTAGTTTACGGTTCTGAATTTAGTAAAGGTCAAAGCTATGTAGCTGCGGCTGGTACAACTAACACTACTGATGTTAGAGGTGCTAACGAACCTGATTTCAAATCTTTTTCTAATAAACCAATTATAATGAAAGATTACTACGAGGTTTCTGGTTCAGATACTTCTAGAATTGGTTGGGTTGAAGTTTCAAATGAAATTGGTGAATCTGGTTACTTATGGTATTTAAAAGCTGAGGCTGATACTAGAGCTAGATTTGTTGATTACATTGAAATGGCAATGTTAGAAAGTGAATTAAACGTAGCTGGTTCTGTTGCTGATGCAGCAACTATTTTACCAGGTTCAGCAGCAGGTGCAGGACAAGTTGGTACTGAAGGCTTGTTTGCAGCTATTGAAACTAGAGGTAATGTTACTACTGGTGTTACAGGTGTTAACGCTGCTACTGATTTAGCTGAGTTCGATTCTATATTAGCTGAGTTTGACAAACAAGGTGCTATTGAAGAGTACATGATGTTTGTTAATAGATCAACTAGTTTAGCTATTGATGACATGCTTGCTTCAATGAATTCTTACGGAGCTGGAGGTACTTCTTACGGAGTATTTGACAACGACGAAGATATGGCTTTAAATTTAGGTTTCTCAGGATTTAGAAGAGGTTCTTATGATTTCTACAAATCTGACTTTAGATACTTAAATGATAAAGCTACAAGAGGTGGTATCAATGATGCTAATTCTGCTAACGCTATTAGAGGTGTATTTATTCCAGCTGGAATGTCAACAGTTTATGACCAGCAAGTTGGTTCAAGTATGAAAAGACCTTTCTTACACGTTAGATATAGAGCTTCTCAAACTGATGATCGAAGAATGAAATCTTGGGTTACTGGTTCGGTTGGAGCTGCTACATCAGCACTTGATGCAATGCAAATGCATTTCTTAACTGAAAGATGTTTAATCACACAAGGTGCAAACAACTTTATGTTAATGAAATAAATCATTTATTATAGGGGCAGCTAAATGCTGCCTCTATTTTTTTTATTAATTTTTATTATATTATATTATGGCAAAGAAAAAACAAACTAAGGTTGAAGAACCTATAGTTGAAGAAACAGTGGTTGTTGAAGAACAACCGGTTGCACAAGAGCAACCTAAGGTTGAAGCTCCTAAAATAAAAGCTAGACCAAAAAACAATTGGGAAGTAAAAGATAGAATGTATTATCTAAAAGGTGACAAAAAACCACTATCATATTCTATTAGATCATCTAATTTATTTTGGTTTGACGAAGAAAAAGGCTACGAAAGAGAAGTTAAATATTGTCAAAACCAAAGAACTGTATTCGTTGATGAAATGAAAGGTGATCAAAGGTTAGAGCATATTGTATTTAGAAGTGGTGCTTTGTTTGTTGAAAAAGAAAAAACTACATTACAAAAGTTTTTATCCTTATATCATCCACACAATGGCGTGTTATTTGAAGAACATGATCCAGTTGAGATAGCTGAAGATGAATTAGATTGGCTAGAGTTTGAAGTTGAAGCTCTAAGTATTGCTAGAGAAATGGACATTGATATGGCTGAAGCTATATTAAGAGTTGAAATGGGATCTAAAGTCAATAAGTTGAGTTCTAAAGAGCTTAAAAGAGATTTATTACTATTTGCTAGAAATAATCCTCAATTGTTCTTAGAGTTAACTACTGATGATAACGTTCAGCTTAGAAACTTTGGTATTAAAGCTGTTGAAGAAGGAATAATTAAATTATCTGCTGATCAACGATATTTTATTTGGGGATCAACTAATAGAAAAATTATGACTGTTCCGTTTGACGAGCATCCGTATACTGCACTAGCTCATTGGTTTAAAACTGATGAAGGTATGGAGATATACTCAAACATAGAAAAAAGATTAAGCTAATATCTTTTAACTAATATTAATAGCCACTCATTTTGGGTGGCTATTTTTATTTAGGGCTAACCTTTCGCTTTATTATGTAACTATAATATAGTAAAATATATTATTATGAGATCAAAAGGATTAGGCGATTCAGTAGAAAAAATTACTAAGTCTACTGGTTTAAAATCATTAATGCAAATGGCAATGGATTTAGTCAATAAAAAGGACTGTGGATGTAATGATAGAAAAGAGTGGCTAAATAAAAAATTTCCATATAACAACAAGTAACAATGGCAGTAAATATAGATACAGTATATCAAAAGGTTTTAGCACTAGCTAACAAAGAGCAAAGAGGTTATATAACTCCTCAAGAGTTTAACTTAATGGCTGATAAAGCTCAAATGGAAATATATGATAGTTATTTTCATGATGTTAAAATGGGGTATCATAAATTAAAAAATGACTATAAGTATGCTGATGAACTAGAAATGTTATCAGAAAAGTTACATCCATTTAAAGCTGAATCTTCTTCAGATATAGCAGCTGATATATCTAATGTAGCACTGCCAAGTGCAACATATTTATTAGACACTGTTTCAAGAGTTAAAACAGGTGATACTTCACCCGAGTATTTTTTTAAAGAAGTTGATAGAAAAGATATTGGCAATATAACAAATAATCCACTACTAGCTCCAACAAAAAACAGACCTGTTTATGTTAGGCACGCTGGTGATATAGAGATATTTCCAACTCCAACAGAAGCTACTACTATAAACTTTCACTACTACACAAATCCATCTACTCCTCAATGGGGATATGTAGTTGTTAATGGTAGAGCTTTACATAACAACAATTCAACATATACAACTAATTTTACTCTTCATTATTCAGAAGAAGAAAACTTAGTTATGAGAATACTACAACTTTGTGGAATAATAATACAAAAACCTGGATTAGTAGAAGTAGCTATGACAGACAAAGCTCAAACAAAACAATCACAAAATGATTAATTATGGGACTACTAGATAATCAAACTCAAAGTCAATATTACGGTAATACCTCTAACTATGGTAATTATCAATTTGTTTCTTTAGAAAATATAATAAACGCCTTTATGGTTATACATGTTGGTGAAGGGAAGATAATATCTAAAGTTAGTAGAACTGATGTTCAGTTTCACGCCATGAGAGCTATACAGGAATTATCATATGATGTATTTAGATCTATTAAATCTCAAGAAATAAAACTACCATCTTCTTTAAAAATGATATTGCCTCATGATTATGTTAACTATGTTTCAATATCTTGTGTTGGAGATGATGGTATACATAAGAACCTATACCCAACTGGTAAAACTTCTAACCCTATGCGCATCAAGCAAGATGCAGATGGAGAATATCTTTTTGCTGATATTGATAATGATGGGTCACCAGATAATTTAAATACAGGTGGAGGTGACCCGTATGTTCATCAAGATAGTGTGTCTTGGGAGAATTATAAGTCTTCTTCGGGAGCTGTTTCAAGTACAGACGCAACAGATGCTTACGATATAGAGTTAGATTATAGGGGTAGAAGATATGGTTTAGAACCTCAGTTCGCACATCAACACGGTACTTTTTATATAGACTTGCTAAGAGGCTTTGTACACTTTAGTTCTAGTTTAAATAGTAAAACCATCGTGTTAAAATACATTAGTGATAGTTTAGGTACTGATGCTGAAATGGTCGTACACAAGTTCTGTGAAGAAGCTGTATACAAACATGTGATGTACGCTATACTAGCTACTAGATCAAATATACCAGAATATATTATTGCTAGATATAAAAGAGAAAGATTTGCTGAAACTAGAAAAGCAAAAATAAGATTGTCAAATATTAAAATAGAAGAATTTACTCAAGTATTAAAAGGTATGAGTAAACAAATAAAATAGTATTATGCCAGAAATTAAACACACTTTCGCTGGTGCTAGAATGAACAAAGATGTTGATGAGAGATTAGTACCAAATGGAGAATATAGAAATGCTGAAAACGTTAAGGTTAGAAACACTGATAGCCAAGGAAGTGATGGTGTTGGTGATGCTGGTACTGTGCAAAATATTAAAGGCAACAAAGCTTTTAATGGACAGAATCAATACTTAGAAACAGCATACTCTTCATTAGCTTCTTTAAGTATATTTAACAGATCAAGATCCGTTGGTAGCATATCTAACGAAAAAAATAATAAAGCATATTTCTTCATAGCTGCACCAACA